TCCTGGCCGGCCAGACCGCTCTCGAGGTAGTATCGCAGCTAATGAAAACCGGCAAACTAGAGCCAGCCGAAAAGAAAAAATCCACGCTTAAACAGGCGTGGCCACCGAGGGACGAGACCAGGCATTAAAAGCGAAAACGCCGGCAATCAAAGGTCGCACACGTTACCACGCGCACCTCGCCGAATGGTGCCTCGTCTCAAACCAGGGGCGCTCGATCTCCAAGTGGATCGGGCGCCCTTTTCTTTTGGCGGGAAAGTTTTATAATGCCGGCTATCCCGAGTCGTGAGGATTCGAGTCTCTAACGACCAGGAGCTCACAATGGCGGACTTTCACCAATACGGCTCGGCCAGCGAGGCCAAGCTCGAATCGTGTCACCCTGACCTCGAGAGAGTGTTTAAACGCGCTCTCCGCCTGACGCCGGCGGCGATCGATATAACGATCGTCTGGGGATTCCGAAACAGGGCCGAGCAAAATAATATCGATCCTCGGTTTACTAATGCCCGCTGGCCTCAGTCCTACCACAACACAACCGACGGCAACGGCGACCCGCTCTCGGACGCGGTCGACTTTGCGCCTTATATCACGCTCCGCAATGGGAAAAAGGGAATCCCCTGGTCGGACAATAAACTGTTTTGTATGCTGGCGGGGATCATCCTGGCGGCGGCCGATCTCGAGGGCGTCGAGCTGACCTGGGGCGGCGACTTTGATCGAGACGGATCGACCGAGGATCAAACGCTGGCCGATCTCGGACACGTGCAACGCACTCACGCGGCCCGCCGGCCGAGGACTATCGCAGCATGACAGCCCAAAAATTCACCGAACAATCCGCCGGAAAACAATGGTCGGCCATTATCGGGATTATCGCCGTCGTGTTTGGCGGATTCGGCGCGGCCGTTTGGTCGGCCGGTGATACCGTTATCGATTTAAAATACGCGACCGACGAGGACGTGAGAGCCGTCCAGGAGACCGTCGTCCAACAATTCGAGGCCATCCAGTCGACCGTCCAGGCGAACACAAAAACCGTGCAAGCGACCTCGAGCTCGGTCGATGGCCTGACGCTGGTCGTCCTGGACTTACGAATCCGCGACCTCGAGGACGACCTGATCGATCTCGAGTCGGAGAAGATCAACGCCGGGACAAACTGGACAGCTCGAAACGAGCGAACGATGCGCGACCGCGACAAGGCGCTCGCCGATCTCAAAGTCCAGCGCGATCGATTGTTTACCAGAATCCTCGAGGCGAACTAATGGGCGACGACGCCGATCCCTGGATTCTATGGGCCGGCCGAGCTGACGCCTGGCGACTGATCCCTCGAGTCCTGATCCTGGTCTATTACGTGTTTTCGATTTGGGCCTGGTGGTTCGTCGTGTCCTGGTTTATGGCTTACGATTTCGCCAGCCTCGAATCCGAGGTCGTGGCCCTGGCCGTGGTCGGATTCCCGGCCATCATTCTCGGCGTGATAACGACCGTCCTCGGATCGCTGACGAATAACTATTTCCGAACCGGCGGGAGCTCGCCGCCGTGAATTTTCAAGTCCTGATAATCGCCGGCCTAATGATCGCCGCCGGCGGCTGGATTGTTAAGGGCCAGATCGACGCCCGAGTCGTCGCCGAGATCAGCGCCACGGCCGAGCGGACACGGGCCGACCTATCAGAGAAACAAGTCGAGCGCCTCGAGGCCGCGCTCGTCGCCGATCGCGAGCGCCAGGCTATTCTCCAGCGGGAGCTCGACGAGGCCCGAGCGTCCGAGATCGAGTCGACGGCCGTGCTCCAGGATCGCAAACGTCTCGAGAGGTTGACCAGTGCAAAGCCTGGGCTCCTCGAGATCAAAGCCCGCAAGGCGACGACGCGAGTCTGGAAAGCGATCGAGGACGAATCTCAGTGATCCGCGTCGCCTTGTTCGTATCGCTCCTCGTGTCTGGTTGCTCGCTTTTCTCACCGAAACCGCCCGACGTCGTGATCCGCGAGAATCCTGTCCCCGTGGTTTGCTCGTCGATCGATCAGTCGCCCGACGCCCTCGAGCTCCAGGACACTCCGCCGACGCTGGTCATGGACGAGACCGAGACCTGGGGCTATTGGTTTCCGTCCGAGCTCTATGCCGCGCTGGCCGAAAACCTCCAGGCCATGCGTCGCTATATGCGCCAGCTCCGAGGGATTAATTCGAGCCTGGTCGATTGTATCGAGGCGCATAACGGGACGATCCAGCCGGCGGAATAGTCGCAGCTCGTCCGCTGATCTGATACGATCGCCGCGCCATGTTTGAATTTATCGCCGAGCACTGGTTTTTATTAATCGTCGCCGCCAGCCTGGGGACGAGCTCGTCGCTATTGTTAGGACGTTTAAACGTGGCGAGGATCGACCGGCTCCGCGAGAAATGGCGGGCCGAGGAGCTCGAGCGAATCGAGGAAATTAATAAATCAATAGGAGGGCGTGATGCCTGACGAAATAGAACACGAGGACGAGGGCGGAGCCCTTTATGAAATGCCGAAATTACGCGTCCAGCGAGTCGGTAAAAAATTTCGGATCGTGTACGAGGAAACCCGAAACATCGCGAAATTCTACTCGGGCGAACACGTCGACGGCGGCGGATTCGGCGACACGGTCGAAGCCTATAAACGGATTTCCGAAGTCGCCGCCGATCAACCGCAAGGCGATCACGAGGCCGAGGGAATCGGCGCGTGACTCAACCGGACGACCCTGGCGTGAGGCCGGTAATCTCAAACGTGACTAACGTCACCGAAACCAGGAGCTCGAGAATGTGGATATATTCGATCGTTTTAATTGCCGGCATTGTGATCGGCTGGAATCTCCCGCAACCGGAAATCGCCAAAAAGGCGCAAGCGTTCATCCTGGAAAAAATCGGCTTTTGATCCTCCCGTTTCTCCTGGCCCTGATCGTGTCGATCGTGATCGTGATTAATCCCGTCGAGGCCAAACGAGGCGGCCACGGCCACGATCACAGCGACGGCCCTGGCCACGGTAACTGCCACGATCACGACGACGACGGGGACGACGACGGGGACGACGATAACGGCGGCGGCACGACGACGAACGGGAACGGGAACGGGAAAAGCAAACCCTCCCGAGACCGCGACGGCGGCGGCGAGTGTGCCAGCGTCGACGGCGTTAATCCTTGCATAATGGCCAGGCCGAAACCGAGGCCGCAACCTGTCGAGATCGCTCCAGGCGTGTTTCAATATTACGGCGCTTTCGGCCAGGTGATCGGGACGGCAATAATCACGCTCGCCGATCCGACCAGCTCGCCGGCGCCGGCGGTCATTGTTCCACGTGAAACAATCCAGGAGCCCGAGCCCGTGGCCATTGTCAAAAAGGCGTCTCACGATCCTAAGCCCGAAAAAACGCAAGTCGAGAGAAAGCGGTCGATCCAGCCGCCGGAAAAATCGGCCGATCCGATCCTCGACGTCCTGATCCTCCAGGCACTCGAGCGAACCGATCCCGAGCCTGTCCCTGATCCGGAGCTCGTGATCGTCCCCGTTCAATCGGTGCCGGCTTGTGAGTGCTCCGCGCAATAAACCAGAGGCGCCTCGTCGAGTCGCGTACCTGACGAAAGTCGCGAAAGCCGTTAAACAGGCGCTCTATGATTTGCGCGTCGAGTCATTCCGAGAGAGGGCCGCCCGTGCGAACCTGGGGAAAAAATAAGTATCGAGCAAAACCCGAGATCGTCGACGGCGTTCGGTTCGCCTCGAAACGTGAGGCCAAACGATACCGCGAGTTAAAGCTCCTCGAGGCCGGCGGCTTTATAACCGAGCTCGAGCTCCAGCCGAGATTCAAACTCGGGGCGGACGACGCTCCGATCCTGATCCGATCCGCTGGTTATCCGAACGGGAGGCGGGCGGTTTACCTGGCGGACTTTCGTTATCGACACGAGGGCGAGACCGTGATCGAGGACGTGAAAGGGATCGATACGCCGCTCTCGCGGTTAAAGCGAGCTGTCGTCGAGGCGCAATATCGAGTCCAGATCGCGCTAATTTGAGACCGAACCGATACGAAATAGGGCCGTTTTGTTACTTAGTCGGGTACTATCCCCGCCGACTTTGCTATCCTGCGACCCTACAACCCGACAACCCTACAATAAAACCGACCGCGTGACGCGAGAGGAAAGTCCGTGATGGGCAGAAAAAGAAAGATCACCGGCCCCAGGCGGGCGACATTCCTGGCCGCACTCCTCGAGACCGGCGCCGTCACTAAAGCGGCACGGGCCAGCGGGATCGGCCGATCCTCCTGGTATGATCTCCGCGAACGCGATCCAGCTTTCGCCCTGTTATGGGACGACGCCGACGCCGAGTTTATGGACGACGTCGAGGCCGAGGCGTTTAAACGTGGTCGCGAGGGCGAGACTAAAAAGCTCCCTTATCTCGAGGTAAATGGCGACGAGCGCGAAACGAAGTTTTACGAGATCAATACAAAGTCGGATCGCCTCCTCGAGCTTTGCCTGAAATCCCGACACCCGGCCTATAAACCGACGAAGGCTATCGAGTTCCCCGACGGCCCGCCGACCGTCGCGCCTGGTGAAATGCCGGCGTGGGATAACCTGACGCCCGACGAGATCGAGCAATTAACAATCCTCCAGCGAAAACTCCATGCTGTCCGCGACCGCGAAGCCGGTCACGACTGAAACCGCCACGCTCGAGAATATGCCGGCCCTCGAGGCCAGGCTGGCCGAGGAGTGCGAAAACCATTTAAGGATATTCACGCGCCAGGCGTGGAAGCATCTCGACCCTGTCCCGTTTATCGACGGCCGGCATATCGATCTAATGGACGAGTATCTCGAGGCATTTATCGCCGGCGAGATTCCGCGCCTCCTGTTAAATATTCCGCCTGGTCACATGAAAAGCCTTTCGGTTTCGGTTTTGTTAAACGCCTGGGCCTGGACGAAACCCGCGAGGACGGGGCTCCGGTTTATGGCCACCAGCTACCGGGCCGACCTGGCGCTCCGAGACGCGGACAAAACCCGCGAGCTAATCCGATCGCCCTGGTATCAAGAAAGGTGGGGAAACGTGATTGGATCACTCCGCGAGACTAAGCTCCAGATCAGGCGAGACCAGGATCAGAAAACGCGTTTCCAAAATAGCAAAGGCGGGTATAGATTCTCGACCTCGACGTCCGGCATTATGGGCGAGGGCGGGGACTTTATAATCCTCGACGACCCTCACAATGTCGAGTCGGCCGAGAGCGATTACCAGCGCGACCAGACCGTCGAGCGGATTCGGATGGCGCTCCCGACTCGAGTCCGATCTCCGAATGGCGGCGTTTGCGTTATGATGCAAAGGCTCCACGAGCGCGACTACGCCGGCGCCATGATCGCCGACGCGACCGACCTGGTTCATTTGTGCCTCCCGTCCAGGTACGAAAAAAAGCATCCATTCGTATCCGTCCCGATCACGCTCAAAAAGTCAGGCCGGGAGCTCCCTGGCGATTTCCGAACCGACGAGCGCGAGCTCCTATGGCCTGGCCTATTTGGCGAGGAGCGCCTGGGCTCCCTCGAGGTCGAGATCGGATCGTATGCGACGGCCGGCCAGCTCCAACAGCGGCCACACCCTCGCGAGGGCGGACTGTTTAAACGCGCCTGGTTCGATGGCAAATTCGTCGACGCGGCGCCGAAAGGCGGGGCCATTTGTCGGGGATGGGATTTAGCCGCGACTGACGCCTCGGCCTCGGGCGGAACGACGGCCGCCTATACTGTCGGCTTGCGTTTACGATATGTCGAGCGCAAAATATACGTCGAGGACGTGATTCGTTTTCGAGGATCGCCCGGTAAAGTACGAAAAACAATGAGAGAAGTCGCGGAGCTTGACGGAAAAGGCGTAACAATCGATTTTCCCCAAGACCCAGGACAAGCCGGAAAAGCCCAGGCGGTTGACATAGCCGCCGACTTTCCGAGGTATCGAGTCCACTATTCGCCGGAGTCTGGCGCTAAAACAACTCGAGCCGAAGCGCCCGCCGCTCAAGCCGAGGCGGGCAACGTGTACATAGTTCGGGGCGCCTGGAATGGCGAATTTATGACCGAGCTTTGTGCGTTCCCTGGTGGCGCATTTGCCGACCAGGTCGACGCTTTCTCTCGTGCGTACCATCGGGCGGTCAGACAACCAGGTCGACCAATTTCGGGAGCTATTAAAGGAGCTCATTAAACGGTCGAATAATTGCAGCGTGTGAGGCGCTCGGTTTAATTACAGGAGCCCGCACAATGTCGACACTTGCCACCAATACGACCGCACCATTACAGCCAGGAATCACGACGCCACAAACCGCGACCAGCGGCGGCTCGGCCGTCTCAAATCCGCACCCTGATTATTTAGCCAGGCGCCCCGATTGGATTTTGATGTTTGACGCGAACGAGGGCCAGCGCCACGTCAAAAGCAAAAAGAATATTTACTTGCCGGCGACGTCCGGAATGAGAGCCCTCGGCCTGGAAAATGCGACCGACGAGGGCGCCCTTTTATACGACTCCTATTTGACCCGCGCCTTTTTCCCTGACCTGGTAAAGGAAACCGTCCGAGCCCTGGCTGGAATCCTCGACCGGGAGCCGGCGAATATCGAGCTCCCGACCGCGCTCGAGGATATGCGCGAGATCGCGACACCGAAAGCCGAATCGTTAAACGATCTCCTCGTTCAAATCCACATGAATCAGCTTTTATACGGCCGCCTCGGGCTCCTGGTCGACGTCGATCCGTCGAGAGACTTGCCGGTTATAGTCCAGTATCCGGCGCCCCAGGTTATCAATTGGGACGACCTGACGCAGACCGCCGACCCGAAACAAACCGACGACCAGAAACGAAAGGAAGCGATCCGCCGGCTGTTAATGGTCGTCCTCGACGAGACCCGATTCGAGCGCGACACGGGCGACCGTTTTACCTGGAACCTCGTCCCTCGATACCGTGCTTTGACCCTCGGCGATTCGGCCTCGGACGTCTACACCAGCCAGGTCGAGCGGGACGGTTCACCCCAGGCGCCGATCGTCCCGTCGATACGCGGGAAAACTATGGACGAGATTCCGTTCGTGTTTGTCAATACGACCGACCTGGCCACAAAGCCGGCCGACGTCCCGCTGATTAATTTAGCAAACTTATCGCTCGCGATATACCGGGGCGAGGCCGATCACCGGAGCGCCCTTTTTATGTCTGGCCAGGACACGCTCGTCCTGATCGGTTACGACCTGGGCGCCGGCGACGAGGGCAATCCCGGCGGCTCCGACTCGACGCCGATCATCGGCTCCGGCGCTTATTTGAACCTCCCGAATCCCGACGCCGACGCCAAGTTTATCGGCCCCGATTCGATGGCTCTATCGGAGCAACGGACAAGCCTCGAGAATGATTACGTCAGGGCCGGCGAGGAGGGCGTCAAATTGTTATCGTCCGGCGCTGGTGCCGAGGCGGCCGAGACGCTCCGGATCAGAGTCGCGGCCAGGACGGCCACGCTCCAAACTATCGCAATGACAGCGGCGAGCGCCCTCGAGACGTCTCTCCGTCAGTGCGCGGTTTGGGTAGGCGCTAACCCTGACGAGGTAAAGGTCGAACCGAATCTCGACTTTATCGAGGAGTCGAGCGAGGTCGCCGACCTGGTTAAATTCGCCCAGGCCAAAAAAGCCGGGACTCCGATCTCCTGGAAGTCCGTCCACAACTGGCTCCGTCAGAAAGATTTTACCGAGTTTACTTTCGACGAGGAGCTGGATCAGATCGGCGAGGAGGACAACGACGACCGGCTTAAAGGCGGCGACGATCCATTTCGCGGAATGTTCGAGGGCGGCCAGCCGCTCCCTGGCCAGCCGCTCCCTGGCCAGATACCCGGCCAGCCGGCACCAGGTCAACCAGGCGCCGAGGACGAGGACGACGATAACACTGGCGAGGAGTAAACAATGGCCACAGTAAACGAGGAGATTCGCGACCAGCTCCTCGCTCACCAGGTCGAGCTAATTCGATTCGGGAAAGGAATGTCGACCAGGATCGTCCGCCTCCTGGACAAGGCCGAGCCCGAGCTCCGCGCCGCGATCCGCGCTCGCCTCGATCGGATCGCTCACCTCGGCTATGATCCAGGGCCGGCGACGACCGCCCGAATGATTAAAACGTCGAAACTGATCGCCGAGATTTCCAAGCCGACGTTTAAGGATATTAATAAACTCGTCCGCGACGAGCTGGTCGGCCTCGCGATCGGCGAGACGCAATTTATCGCCGGCGTTTTTAACGACACGCTCCCGGTCGTATTTCAGCCAGTCCTCCCGACCGCCAGGGAGCTCCGAGGGATCGTATTCGCCCGCCCGTTTGAAAACCGGATTCTCCGCGACTGGCTCGCGACTTACCGCGTCGGGGATCAGCGGCGCATGATGGACGAAATCCGCCAGGGGCTCGTATTCGGCGAGACGCCGACGCAAATCGGCCAGCGTATATTCGGAACCAGGGCGCTCGGCGGAACGGACGGGACTCGAGAGATTACCAGGCGAGGAGCTCAGACCCTCGCGTCGACCTCGATCTCGGCGATCTCGAACGCGACCCGTCAGGAGTTTTATAAAAAAAACCGGCGGATCGTGAGGCGCGAGGTCTACACGGCGACGCTCGACTCGAGGACGACGCCGATTTGTTCGAGCCTGGACGGCGAGGTTTTTCCAGTCGGCGAGGGCTCGATCCCGCCGCTCCATATTAACTGCCGATCGATCCGCGTCCCTGTCGTCGACGGTCGCAAACTCGGCACCAGGCCGAGCGTCGCAGCAACCGAGCAACAGCTCCGAGGACTATCCGGCCCCGAGAGGCGTCGGGCTCTGGATCGCCTGGTCGGCCGAGTGCCGGCCGAGACCACGTACCAGACCTGGCTCGGCCAGCAAACGGTCGGCTTTCAAAACGAGGTACTCGGCCCGACTCGAGGGATTCTATTCCGAAAGGGCGAGATCGACCTCCCTGGATTCGTCGACGTCAGCGGGCGCCGGCATACACTCCGCGAGCTTTACGACCTCGACCCGGCCCGATTTCAACGCGCCGGAGTCCCGGCCCCGCCGCTCTAAATAAATTATTTGTTGGCACTATCCCAGGCCGCGCCCCGGTTGCGTTTCGGCTATGTCGCCATGTTCGTTTTGGCCTATGTCGCCAATATGCCAACATTGACAGGCCGGCCCGTTTATGGTTGCGGACAGGCGAGAGCGTTTAAACGGCTTCCCTTTCTGACGGCCTGGCGTTATGATCGCGCTCGAGTCACTCGACCAATTACTCGCGAGGAGTAAATTATCTAATGCCACTATCAGCGATAATCGACGACAAGGCAGGAATTCCAGCCGGCCTCGAATCCTTTTACACCGAGACCGACGGGAAATTTATCCTCCAGGTCGACGGCATGAAAAGCCAAGTCGATTTCGACAATTATGCCGAGGCATTAAAAAAGCGTTTCACCGACGCGGCGGCGGACTTCTCAAAAAATAAAGGCACCGACATAAGTCGCGACGACGTCGCGGAAATGATAAAAGACGGATTCCAGAAATTCCAGGCTCCAGACCCAAAAGCCAAACCGAACGGCGACGGCGGCGAACCTGGTGGCGACGTGTCCGCCCGACTTCACGATCTCGAGCGCAACGCCGAAAGCCAAAAGGAAACGATAACCAAACTAACCGAGGAGCGCGACGCGGCACTCGGAGCCAGTCGATCCACAACAATTAAAAACGCTTTAAACTCGGCGGCACAAAAAGCGGGCGCGACGCCCGAGGGAATCAGTAACCTGGTGACACTGGTCGAGACGAATTTCGAGCTCACCCAGGACGGCCAGGTCGTGACGAAACTCGATAGCAAAAACACGAGCCCGAACACAAGCCCCGACGATTTTTTCTCGGCGGCGGCTCGCGAAAAACAATATCGAATGTTTTGGCCAGCCTCGCAAGGTGCCGGCGCTGATAACGATCCCGGCGGAGCTGGTGGCGGCGATCTCGGGGCCGATAATCCCTGGACTATCAAAGGCTGGAACATGACAAAGCAAGGCAATATTTTTAGAAAGGACAAAGTCGAAGCCGACCGACTTGCGAAAGCCGCCGGCGTAACACTTGGCGCGACCGCCGGAATCCGGTAAACTCGCCTCAATTAACCCGCCGAAGCCGTGAGGGCCAGGCATAAATTAGGAGCCCCTCATGGCCGAAGTAAGAATTGTCGATGTAGTAGTCCCCGAAATATTCGCCCCGTATGTTGCCGTTATGACTGAGCAAAAAACCGCTTTGATCGACTCCGGCGTCGTCGTGCGCGATCCCGCCCTCGACGGCTTTCTAGCCGGCGGCGGCACAACCTTTAACGCTCCGAGCTGGCGCGACATTGACGACGATAGCAATATTCTTGCCGATCGCGTCTCGTCCGATAACCCGGCGACGGTAGCAGTACCGAACAAAATCCAAACGAACCAGGAGCTCGCCGTCCGCCTGTCCAGGAATAACTCCTGGAAAACGATGGATTTAGTCGCGGCTCTCGCCGGCGACGATCCGAGCTCGGCGATCGCGAACCGTGTCGCCGCTTATTGGCGCCGTCGCCTCCAGGCCGTTTTCGTTTCTACCTGGACGGGCATTTTCGCTGATAACGCCCAGGTTGCACCGAACGACGACCCTCGTGCCGGTATCACAAACAACGCCGTCCAGGACGATCTAACCGTCGATATTTCTGGCGTGTTCACGCCTGGCGTGACTGACTTCTCGGCCGAGGCGTTTATCGACGCTATCACCACGGCCGGCGATAGCCAGAGCGATTTCGTCGCCGTGTTTATGCACTCGATCGTATTCTCGAAAGCTCAGAAAAATAACCTGATCGACTTTGTCCCTGATTCCACAAACGCGGACGCGGCGGACATTGCGACATTTCTCGGCCGGCGTGTAATCGTCGACGACTCAATGCCGAACGCCGCCGGCGTTTTCGATACCTGGATTTTCGGAGCACAAGCGAGTCGCTGGGGAGTCGGTAATCCGAAAGTCCCCGCCGAGGTCGATCGCGAGCCAGCCGAGGGTAATGGCGGCGGCTCCGAGTCGCTGTTTTCTCGTATCGAGTGGACTATGCACCCGGTCGGGCATCGATTCCTATCTGGTGCCGTGGCGAACGCTGACGGCGGCCCCGATAATACCGAGCTCGCGAACGGCGTCGCAAATTGGGCGCGGACATTTCCGGAGCGTAAGCAAATCAAAGCCGCTCGATTAGTCACGACTGAATTTTAACCGCTGACAATCGTCGGAGATCGGCCTCGTTTAAACGGGGCCGATTACCCATTTAACCCAGGAGCCCCGACCTATGGCCAATAAAAAAACCGATGAAAATCCGACACCGGACGCGGAAGCGCCCGACGCCGCCGAGACCGAGACGGTCGAGTCGGCTCCGGTAATTGAGGCAAAAGCCGAGAGCGGAACCGATAAGAAAACCGCCGACAAGGCCCGACGAACCGCCGCGATCGACGAGCACCAGGCCGCCGTCGCAGCCGCTCCAGTGAACGAGGAGCTCGCGGCCAGTGACAAGAAAAAGGCCAAACTCCACGCCAAACTCGAGGCGCTCGCGGTCGAAGTCGCAACGCACGACGAGGCGATAAACGCTCTCCGCGACGAGTCCGCCGCGCTATTGCTCGAGCTATATCCACAACAGGGCGAAAACGATAAACTCTCGGTCGCTGTCCGAGGCTACATAAACGCCTCGAAAAGGGAGCGCCAGCATCGAAGCCTCGCCCCAATTAGATTAAAAGCATTACTCGAAAAGGCTGGACTCGCCCCGATCGACGCGGCGTTTTCCCGAGCTCGAGGTCGAGGCATGGCCAGGCCGGCCCGCAAGGTTGCGAAAAAAGCCGCCGCCGAAAAATCGGAGTGATCTATGGCCACGCCAACGGGAGCGCGAGCCGATAGTGCTCGCGGCTGGTTTGCCCGTGAGAGGCGCCGCACAAAGCAAAGCCAAAAAGATTTCGACATTGCCGGACACGTGTCGACGCCGTTCGTTTTCGGTGCCGTGGTCGCCGGCGGATCGTCCGCTAACGCTATGACCCTCCCCGCCGACGCCGAGATCGCCCTGGAGATTAACGCCGTCACCGTAGCCGGCGACCTGGGCGTCCTGGACGTGACGACCGGCGAGACCTTTATCTCGGCCGAGGCCGGAGTCTCTGGTGGCCGCGTCAATATCCGGCACCTATTTAGAGAGCCTCACCAGGTACGAATCAGCCGAGCGATCGGAGCGCCAGCCGGCGCCGTGGTCGTTTATTTTCGAGGGCCGAAATCCCAATTGATCCAGATCGGGACGGCGACCTTTACATGATCGGGAGCTCGTTTAAACGCCGT